GGCTGGTTCTGGTATAAATTCTACTGATGCAAATGGAACAGTTTGTCTTGGTAATGATTCGGGTGAAGCCCTTACATCTGCTCAAGGCTCAACTGCGTTAGGGTACCAAGCATTAGCGGCTGAAGATGATGGAGATTATAGTACTGCTGTAGGTTATCAAGCATTAAAAGCCCAGACAGGAACTTCTGGAGCTGTAGCGAATATAGCACTGGGATACCAAGCTGGTGTAAATATTACTAAGGGTAGATACAACACAATTTTAGGTTTTCAAGCAATGGATTCAGAGGATGTTGGAGATAGAACAGTTGCGGTAGGATATAAAGCGTTATACTCTCAAAATTCTGATTCTGATAACGAGATAACTAAGAATACAGGAGTGGGATTTGAGGCTGGTTATTACAATGTAACGGGAACTGAAAATACATATTTTGGGTACGGGGCTGGTGGTTCTGGGGCTGGAAGTGCGTATAGTCATAGTTACAATACAGCCATTGGTGCTAATTCTTTAATATCGCTTACAACAGGAGGTTACAATACCGCTGTTGGACAAAATTCACTTGATGAACTCACAACGGGGAGTTACAATGTTGCGATTGGAAACGGAGCATTACACGCTCTTGATGGTAGTGAAACTGAAAATGTTGCTATTGGATATAATGCCGCTAATAATGCTGATGGAGCAACGAACAATGTTTGTATAGGAAGTAATGCAATATTATCTACTGCCGCTGGAGTTGGACAAATAGCAATAGGTAAAGATGTCACTTGTGTAGCAAATAATACTGCAACATTGGGAATAGGTTCTAATACTGCATCTTTAGGATTAGATGGTAGTGATACATCTTGGGCGGCAGCATCATCAGATGAAAGATTAAAAGAAAATATTGAAACATCGTCTGCTGGTCTTGGATTTATTAATGACTTACGACCAGTTACTTATAATTGGAAAAAAGCAAAGGATGTTGATAAAAGTTTACCACAATATAAAGATTCTGATGAACCAGTATTAGGTACAGAGTATGGAGAAATATTACATGGATTTATTGCTCAAGAAGTAAAACAAGCAATAGATAACCACGAAGAACTCGCTGATGGTTTTAAAATGTGGAAGTTGAAAGATGATGGCACTCAAACTGTTGCTGATGGAAACCTTGTTCCAATGCTTGTAAAAGCAGTGCAAGAATTATCTTCAAAAGTAGAAGATTTAGAAAAACAACTAAAGGATAAATAATGAAATGGTCTAAATATAGTACACTAAAAACTGCAAAGAAGGTTGCATTTGAAAAGGTTGCTGAAGTGAAAGATTCTGATGATAAGGTTGTAAAAGAAGCCTACATCGTCTTATCTCAGAAACAATTTGATAGTGAAACTGGCGAAGCAATGGATGATTCAAAACAAGAATGGTCTTTGTCTCAATTAGAAAGAGAAAAGGCTCGCTATGATAAAGATATGGCAAGTGCAAAAGCAGAAAGCGATGAACTGGCAAAAGCAATAGCAGATTTTAAAAAACTTTAATTAACTAACAAGGAGTCACGAAATGGCTAAAGAACAAAAAGAAAAGCCAGTCTTGAATCTTGATGACAAAGAGTATGTTATTGAAGATATGACTGACGAACAGAAGATGATGGTAAATCATATTAATGATCTGCAAAACAAGCAGAACACAAATACCTTTATGGCTGACCAATTACAGGTTGGTAAGGAAGCATTTATTAATATGCTTCGTTCATCATTGGAAGCGACTGAAGAAGAGGTTGAAGCAGAAGAATGATTGTAAGAAGGTGTAGTCAGGGTCATCGGATAAGACTTCATAGAAATACAACACCAGGTTCGACCCGTGTAAAGACATATCCAGATGGAGCAAAGGAGACTCTGACTTACCCTTCATCATATACATACTTTGTAGATGTAGATGGAACTATAGAAAAGAAAAGTAATAGTTTTAAAGTTGCTGAAGAATATTATGTGGCAGAGTGTGCTAAAAAACATAGTGATGGACATGGTAGGGTAATCATAGGCAAGCATCATTTAATAAATGGTGTTGCTACATCCCAAGAAGATTACCCTACAAATTCTAATACTAAATCACAGATACAAGATTTTTATGATAAACGTGGGATTTCTTATGGTTCTAGTGAAACTAAAGCAGAACTTCTTTCAAAAATTGTTCCTAAATTACATGTTAATAGGGAAGTATCTAAGCATTTAAAGGTTTAATAGGAGTAAATAATGGCTAAAGGATTAAGAGAATATACTTCAGCTGAAGCAACATCGCTTGCTATAGGTCAAAATGGTTTTGATCTTATTGCAGAGCATGATACAAATACATCTGCACCTGATAAAGGAGCATGGATAGCAATACAAGCACTTGGTAAAGGTGGTGGTGACGCTGCAGTTGAATTTTTACAATTAAAAGTTACATCTAATATAGGTGATAGTCTCAGCTCAGCTTGGTTTTATATGGTTCCAGGTGAAATATTATATGGTAATTTTAGTGGTATTATTAATCATACAAACTCTACAGCAACATGCATAGCTTACAGAGGGTGAGAAGGATAGAAAGATTGAAAAGAAAGTTGGGTTATAAAAAGCCTACTTTGATTCAAAGAATTAAGAATTGGTTCAGATCAAAGCTGAAAAGATTTAAATGAATTGTGTAATAAAGAAATTAAAGAATGGAGATTTCGAAGTTGTTAATACGAGCTATAACATACCTATTAATTATGTTTATATTGATTAGTATTACTGGATGTGATTCTGGGTGGTCAGTTTGTGGCTGGGAAGTTAAGTGAGTGAAAAACCTGATACCGCCAGAAGTTATCGTGCTACTGTTCTTGATGATAATGCCATTGTTAGCATTAACCTTAAGTGGCTCGGTCAGATTGCAGTTCTTATTGGAATGCTGGTCTATGGGTATTGGCAAATTGAAACCCGTATTAAAAACCTTGAAAGAAATTTTGATGAAGCTAATACAACTATTACAGAGTTGGTGGAAAAGCATATTGTAGAAGAGCAACAGAGATATATCGAGATGGAAGAAGAATTAAAGTGGTATCAAAAACTAACTAATAAAAAGAAGAAGAAATAAAATGGATTTTATGGCAATATATGGCGAAGCAGGTATGATAGGCGTGGTTGGAGTCATGTTTGTTTATCTTGTAATGTCTTTATCTAAAAAATCAGAATCTCAACAACAAGCATTGGAAAATTTAAAGATCGAAAATAAAGGTCAATCTGAAACCCTAGAGAATATGGAAGGTATGGTTATTAAATTAATTAACAGATGGAATCAATCTGATGATAAATTAGATAGAAAGTTTGATGCTATTACTAAAGAAATAAATGATCTTGACAATCAAGTGTCAGAATTAAAAGGTTCTATGAGCAGAATAAATGGGAGACATTGATGGATTACGAACCAGTAGATAAATATAGATTGCACATAAAAGAAAGGCTTGCAAGAATTGAGACCATTCTTCAAAGAGAATTACCAGACATTAAAGAGCAATTAAAAATCTCTAATGGTAGAACAAGGTCGCTTGAAAATTGGAGAAACTATATTCTTGGTGGTATGGCAATAATTACATTTTTATTAACAACAGTAAAATAAAGGATAAACAATGAAAAGATTAGCAAAAAAAATCTGGTTATTATTTGCAGATGAATTAATGGAAAAAATGCAATCTGATAAATTTGAAACTACGTTAGCTAAAAAAATAGCTGAAAAAGTTGATTTAAAAGATATGACTGAAGAAGAAGAAATTGCGTATTTTAAAAAGATCGCTGATTGTTGCACAGATTCAGTTGCTGTATTAATGGGTGGCGAAGCTGACTAGATTTAAAGGAGGTAAGTAGTGCCAAAGGGTAAGGGAACCTACGGATCTCAAGTCGGTAGACCATCAAAAAAAAGGAGTTCAAATGCCAAGGTTCGGAAGAAGAAGTCGAGCAAGACTAAAGGGCGTAGACGCTAAGTTAGTTAATGTATTGAATGAGTTAATAAAAATAATGGATGTTACCATTATTGAAGGATTACGGAGTAAGGAGCGGCAACAGGAATTATTAGCACAAGGGAAAACTAAAGTAAAGTATTCCAAACATATGGAAGGAAAAGCTGTTGATCTCGCTCCTTACCCGATAGATTGGGAAGATAGAGAAAGATTTCACTATATGGGCGGTATGGTAAGAGGAATAGGGCATAAGTTAGGTTTAAAGATCCGCTGGGGTGGAGACTGGGATAGCGACGGTGAGATAAAAGATAATAAGTTTGATGATCTAGTCCATGTAGAGCTAAGAGATTAATGCCTGGAGAAGATTTCACCAGGGACAACAATGATAATGTCATTGGTTGCCCTCGGTGCAAAGGAAGGTCTCTTAGGCGAGATGGATGGAGCTACTATAAGAACAGCAAGAAGCAACAATGGTACTGCAATACTTGTTATAGAAAAACACTAAAGCCCGAAATAATAGAATCCTCCCCTTTTACAGTAGAGGATAAAGATCCAGATGATATGCCCATTGAGGAACTTATTGCTCATAGGGAAAAGAAGTATAATTACAAGAAATCATCTAAGGAAACAAGAAGGCTAGTTAATATAAATATAGAGTCAGATGGGCCAATAGGTATAGCTCATTTTGGCGATCCTCATGTTGATGACGATGGAACGGATCTATCTCAGATATTAATGTTTATGGATACTATTAATAATACTGAAGGTATGTATGCGGGTAATTTAGGAGACATACAAAATAACTGGATAGGAAGACTGGCTGCATTGTATGGTCAACAGTCAACATCTGCAAAGGAATCTTGGAGACTTACAGAATACTTTGTAAATAAGCTTAATTGGATATATTTGGTAGCAGGAAACCACGATGTCTGGTCAGGCGATGGTGATCCCCTTGAATTCATTATGCGTGATCATAAGGGCTTATATGAGCGTTGGGGAGCAAGAATGAATCTTAAGTTTCCTAATGGTAAAGAAATAAGAATAAATGCAAGACATACATTCAAAGGTAATAGTATGTGGAATACAGCTCATGGCGTAGCAAAAGCTGCTCAAATGGGATGGAAAGATCATGTTCTTACTTGTGGACATACTCATGTATCAGGATATCAAGTATTAAAAGATCCTGCATCAGGCTTAATAAGTCATGCTCTTCAAGTTGCATCATTTAAGATAATGGATAATTATGCAGATAAATTAGGATTAGATGATAAGAATATATTTAATTGTCCAGTTACTATAATTGATCCTAAATATGATGACGACGATAATAGATTGATAACTACAATTTTTAATCCCATTGAAGCTTCAGAATATTTAACTTATAAGCGAAAAAAATGGAAAAAATCAAGTAAAAAATAGTATGCCTAAACAAGTTTGGAAAATAGAACGATTTGAAGGTGGGTTAAATACAAATTCTGATCCCAGGGATCTTAAGGATAATGAATTGGTTGCTGCCACTGATGCAATGGTGGATAAGATGGGTAGGGTAACTGTTATGGGTACTGGTAAAACAGTAGCTGGAGTCTTAAATGATACCAGTCAAACATATACTTCAAATGAAGGTTATGGACTTTTTTACTTTCCACATGATCGTAGAGGTGCTCAAGTACAGGGCAGTGATTTTACAGGCAGTCATACAGGTAGCAGTAATAGTAGTTCGCTTACAGATAGCAGTGCATCTTTTCCAACTGATGCATTAATAGGTTTTACTATAAATAATACTACCGATGGTAGCAGTGGAACTATTACTGATAATACTAGCGTAGGGGTTACAGCAACATTATCTGGAGGAACTGATGATGATTGGGATGGAGGTGATGCATATACTATAACTAATGCACCTGAAAGTGGTGATAATTATTTATTACTTGCAGACTGTGGTAGTGCTGCCAATATAGATGTTTATAGTGATGCATCAAATGTTTGGGAATCTGGAAGAGTAGATCTTGGTAGTACTACAGGAATGAAACCTTGTTTTTATATGGCTGATGGAAATTTAAGAGTTAGTGATGGAGCTTTTGGAGCTGCAAATAGAAATAAATGGTTTGGACATATACAGAGTACACATTTTAGTGGTATATCTCCTGAAGGGACTACTGATTCATATGATAGATGGTATACTAGAAACTTGGATCTTGCTGCTCCAACTAGAGGTATTAGTGGGATAGCCGTAGCATTTACTGATACTACTACAGCTTTAGGTGATTCAACAATATACATAGAAGGAGTTAATTTAGCTGGAGGAGGAGCTTCTACTTGGTTTGCTAGTTTTGATATTGATAATCAATCATATATTGCTGTATCTACGACTGGAAGTGAAAATGCAAGAATCATAACCGAGGTTCATAGTGGTAATAACGATTTTTTAACCGAAGATAATAGCGGTGATTGGTCTGGAGAGGCTATTGAGGTCTATCCTCCTGTAGGTACAGGATGGAATGTCTATCTTAGAGATAATACAAGTACAGCAGGAACATGGGAAGAAGGTGATTATGAAGTAGCAACTACATTTATATATCAAGGAGGTCAAGAATCTAAAATATTTACGCCACACCGATCATTAACAAGAGGAGAGCAGATGGAGAGCGGTAACTCATGGGATGTTAAAATATTTGCAACATCTCCATATGATCCTTTTATAATTGGGGGAAGAGTATATATAAGAAAAGCAGATGAGCCAGATCCTTGGGTATTATTAGCAGATATAAGCTTAGAAGAAGGAGTTCGAACAGATTTAACATCAAATCATACAGCATGGAAATTAAGATCTTCAGATGATTCTCAGCACAATAATGCTCCTGATAATGCATATTGTTATGTTGAAATAGATGGTATTGCCAGTCCAAGTCCTTGGACATATGAAGCTATTAATGGGTATGCTCCTGATGAACCAGTTGCAATAGGCTTAGTAGGTGAAGGATTTAAAACTGCCGTTGTTGCAAATAGGCAAGTATATATTGGCAATGTTAAACGGACAGGAACAGATGGGGTGTTGAAAAAAGAGGGGGATGTAATGTATAAGTCAATGCCTGGAAAATTTGATACATTCCCCATTGCTAGAAAAATTGAAGCAAGTGTTCAAGATGGAGATTCGATAATAAAACTTGAAGAGTATGCAGATAGAATATTGCAGTTTAAAAGAAATAAAATGCATTTAATAAATATATCTCAAAATATTGAATTTCTAGAAGATACATTTATGCACAAAGGTGTAGCACATCCAGCAGCAGTATGTAAAACAGATTTTGGAGTTGCCTGGGTAAATAAATTTGGTTGCTATTTTTATAATGGAGAAAAAGTTGAAAATCTTATTGAAAAACAAGGTTCTCAAATAATAGATAGTGATACATGGGCAACTTTCACTGCAAACTCTCCAATGATAGCTTTTCTTCCAAAAAAGAGACAGTTAATTGTTGTAGATGATATGACAAGTTCTGGAGATGGTGATATATTTTTATATGATATGGTAACATCATCGTGGGTTCAGGGCACTGCTTTATTTGAAAGCGATGGAGACCTTACAAATATAGTAAATGATTGGAATGGAGATTTAATTTATGCAAATGGGAATACTCTTTATGATTGGACTTCCTCTCCAACATTAACTACAAATTTTTCATTAAAAACAAAAGATATAGATTTTGGTCAACCAGGTATAAGAAAAAAAGTATATAGAGTGCGTATTTCTTATAAGGGAGATGCAGATTCACTAACTGTAAAATATAGTATTAATGGCGATACTGATACATTATATAATTTTAATGGAACAAATTCAGATGGAACTCACGATGGGAGTGCTGATGCTACTCCATTACGTGATAAAACAGATCTTACATTATGGTCTCATGCTGAATTAAAACCAGCAACATCGTCTGTTGCAAATAATATATATAGCTTTCAAATACACATGGATGGAGAAGTTGATTCTGATTTCGAGCTAAATGATATGTCAATAATCTATAGAGTAAAGAATATTAAATAATGGCATATAGAAGAGAAGATAGAATTAACCTAAGGAAACAACAAGTTGGGATTGTTGATAGTGAGCCAACAATAAATGAACTTGATGAAGGTGTTGTGATAACTAAAAGCATACCTGACCATAAAACTGGAAAGTATAAAACTGTCCAATATATTAAAAATGGCTCAAATATTGTAAAGTCAGAATTTGGAAATATAAATGAAGCAAAATCTTCTTATGGATCAAATTGGGTATTGAGTAAAGAAGTGGATATATCTAGTACGGGAACTACAAAAGCTATATTTATTAAAGCTGGTACATATTTAATGGATGTTAGAATAATAATTACAGCACAAATAACTGCAGGTTCGATGGATGTTGATGTAGGAATTGGAAGCAATACAGATGTCTTTATTGATGGTTGGGATGGTACTGCTGGAAGTCATGCAATAGACACTATTAATGCATTTGGACGAGGATCCTCTGCAACTGAAACTGGTGTTAAACTTGGAAAATTTTTTGATGACGATGACACAGCAGATATTAGTGTTAATACTGCTGCTACTTCTGGAAAAGTAAGATTAATGGCCTGGTTGGTCAGAAACCCTTCAATCTCTACTTGAAGAATAACTATGATTATGTTTAATTTAAACCCAAATAATAAATCCTAATGGCACAATACTCCGATCCAAGACAATTCGCTAATATATTTAGTATATATTCTCAGGTATATAAAACTGAAGAAGAACAAAAAGAAGCGGAAAAAGAAAAAAAGAAGGAGTATGTAGGATATGCAGCTAAGCCTGTTCAAATGGCAGAAGCGAACAGAGCAACACAAATAGCGGAAGCCCGATTGCTTCAAATGACGCCTGATCCCGATTCAAGAACTGGATTTAAATATGAACCAGATGATACACCTAGAGAAAAGGGATTAAGGGGTTGGTTAAAACATAGATACAGAAAGCCAGAAGATAGAGTTAGATTATCAGAAAGGACTCCTGAAGCAATAGAAAGAGCTAGAGTCGCAGAAAATAAAATGTTTGAAGAAAAGCAATTAAATATGGTTAAAAGTGATCCTGACTTTAGATATGGCCCTGCTCCAACAGAAGAAGCACTTGAAAGGAATTTGCGAAGAAAAGCTATGGATCAAAGGGCTATTAGACTATCGAAAGAAAGAGAGTCTTTTCCAAAGCCTGATACATTGGATAATATCACACCTGAACCTGTAGCTACTACACCTGGTTTATTGGATGAATCAGTTTATAGTGAGTACCTTGGAAGAAAAGATGAAAGTGGAAGGTTTTTGAATAAAGATATTCAAGCTATTTATGATGAAACATATGAAGAAGGTTTAAGAAAAAGAGGATTTGATCTTGACTTAACACCTATAGAAGAAACTGCAAAAGAAGTTACATCTACAATTTCGCAAGCACCTAAATATGATAGCTTTGGCGATCTTGTAAAAGCAAGAGATACCGCTGAAAAGGGTAGTGTCTTATATCAAGATGTTCAATCTCAAATAAATAAATTATATGAACAAGGTGGAGGTACCTATGAGGGTGCAAAAGAAGCATTTGGTACTGTTGATACTGCATTGGATATAAAGGAAACCGCAGAATCTGCTGAGAATATTTTAGGGGCAGTTGATGTTGGTGAAGGTTTAGAAACTACAACTAAAGCCACTGCTTCTTTAGCGTCTGCTGCTCCTGGTTTAGGAACTGTGGCAAAAGCATATCAAGCTGGATCTATTTTATTTGATAAGGATGCAGATCCTGATGAGCAAGCTCGTGCCCTAGGAGAAATGGGATTAAACTATGCTACTGGTGGATTATACGGTTTAGGCAAAGGATTATATGGGTTATTGGGTGGAGACTTAGCATGATAGAAAAGAAAGCATACAAAGCATATACGGATGGTTCTCAGCATGGAAAATTTGGAGATCATAAATCTAAGGGTGGTAAGGTAGTAGAGGGCGTTACTGGTAAAATTCATATACAAGGTGGTGTTGAAACAGATATAATGAAAACACATGGGCCAGAAGGTGAATATATATTAGCACAAAGAAACGGATATCCATCACTAGATGCTGTTCCTAGAAATGAAACAACTGGACATAATGAATATTTTTTGAGAAAAGCAAAAAATTGGTTGTTTGGTGAAAATTCAGTTTGGCAAAATAATGTTTTTACAGGCAGTGGTCTTGGCAGTGGTATTGCAACTCTTTTTGGTTATACAGAACCAGCACAAAAAGATCCAGATATGGGGGTATCTCTTTTTAATTTGGGCCCTGATTATGAGGGAATGAGGAAAAGAGATTTAGGAACAATGCTTGGTAAACAAACAGAAAGTGCAATTGCAGCACAGGAAAAAATGGAAGGATTTATTGATGAGAACCTTCAAGAACAATTAATTCAATTTGGTGCTAGATCAGAAATTCTTGATACCTCTGAGGATAGATTAGGAACTCAAACAACAAGTGTACAGCGTGATATATCTAAACAGTATGGTGGAGTTAGAGATATGTCTGCAAAAACAGGCCTTGTTACTGCAGGTGACGATTCAAATATGTTAGAAGATATTGAATTTGCAGGAGAAACTGCAATGGAAGATATTGGTATAAGTCGTCAAAATATAGGTTCTCAAAGAGAGATACTAGCAAGTCAAGAACGTGGAGCTATTACTCAAGCAGATATAGATAAAGCAAAGGGTAAGCAAGGCACCCAACAAGCACTTGCGTCTATGATATCAGATTATATGTCAGCAACTGGAGAAACTGTAGATGATGATATATTTGATTTATTTACTCAATATATGGAAGAAGGAGGACAAGTATAATGGCTGATTCTGATACTATATTAGCAGGCTTGTCTCAACTTGCGGATCTATATACTAAGTCTAAAGCATTAGATTTAGCAGAAACTCAATTTCAAATACAGAGAGAAGGTGCTATTGCTGATAGAGCTTTAACGCAAAGACAATTAGATATTGCTGAAAACAAAGCTGTATCATCTGAAAAATTAGGTGAATTGAATTTGATGCTTGGTATGAAAAGCGATCTTCAAGCAGAGAAAAGAACACAAGAAAAGATATTACAAAATTATGGAGTTTCTCCTCAATATAAAACTTCAGGATTTGGGGATATAACAGAAATGTTATCTGGGTCTATAGATGATAAGATATCTGGCGTTGGTGAATACATCAACGTATTAGATACCCAATTAAGTGATATAAATACTCAAATTGGTGGTTTACAGGCTGAAGAAAGGTATTATGCTGATGCTGCAGCACGTTATTCTGGTTTAAATCAAATACTGCAAGAACATGAATTTGAAACCTTAGTAGAAGATGCTAAACAATTACCTCAGTTTGAAGGTTTTGTAGATGAAGCAGATTTTGGTGCAGGTTTTAGAGCAGCCTTTACAAAAGAAATGCCTGCATGGCGTAGACAAGCTTTATCCATGGATGTTACTAATAAAATGAATAAAGAATCAAAGGATAGGGCTACAGCACAATACTCGGCTATGCAAACATATACTGCTTCACCAGATTTTGATTGGGCTGAGCAATTTGGGTCAGAAGAAATGGGCAATGCGGCTAAACAAGCATTTACATCATCAGATTATTCTAGATTTTTAGCACATCTTAATATGCCGGGTAATGAGTCACTTAAAAAAGTTTTTCAAACTCATCTAGGATTCAATGTTCAACTTGGTAATATAGAAGCAAATGCTGCAAAAGCATATGCATTAGATGCTGAATTGATGGGACAGACATTTACTCCTACTGCTCCAAAGGGTAATTTTTTAGAAGAATATGAAACTATAGTATCAATGGCTGATCTACCAGGAGGTGGTAAAGCATCTGCTTTTGAAGCATATACAAATTTTATATCTGGCAGGGGCATAACGGATAAAGCAACTGTTGATAGCATGTTTGCAATGCTTGAAGACAAATATGGAGAAGATCTTGGCCCTGATTTTAAAGCTTGGATGGATAATCCAGAAGGCTTTGGTAAAACTGAAGTTGAAGAAGTCGCTGGTGGAGGAAATGTTTCTGAACTTACTGCTTTGGATCAATTAATTTCAGATTATTCTCAAACGGAAACTGAAAGAGGTAAAATAACTGGAGAGCAAAAAAAGAAAAAAGATTGGTCTAAGAATGTTAATAGCAAATATAACCAATTATATTCAAGAGCACCTTCTTCATTGCAATCCATATTTGATAGGGTTATTGGCCCTAAATTTGAAGCTGGTATAACTTCTGCTCCAATAGAACAACAACGTGCACAAAAGCATGCTATGAAATTTACAGGGGTTAAAGGAACGGATCTAACAGATGAACAATGGTTGGATCTTGATAATCAAGTGGCATTAACAGTGAGTACAATGTTACAGCAACCAGCACCAGGTCTTGAAGAAGTAGGATTAGGGGCAGGAGGAATGCTTTTATCAACAGTAGGTATAGGTGATGAAGATGTTGCAAGAGATATGCTAAAAACAGGTAAAAGTTCTGCTTTATCTTTATTAAAACAATATTCTGAATATAAAGCTATGACACAAGAAAGACCTGAGTTCTCTCCTGAAGTTAAGGAATTGATGGAAAAATATGGTATGGGTATACCTACTGCTTGGAAAGAACCTGCTATTGACCCAGTAGAAGAAGAAACTGCTGAAGATATTGGGAGTGCAATAGATTTTGGATTTGGTCAAGATTGGAATATGTCAGAAAATATGGCCACAGACTTAGATGCTAATACATTAGCAAGTTTAGATGCTTTAACATTGAAAACAGTATATGATTCAGATGATATACCCTATGATCCTACAAGTGTGGAATTATATTCTCAAACACCATCTGAAACAGGATTTTGGGATCCTGAATTTAGATCAGATTGGGAAGAGATGTTTCCTGGACAGCCAACTCCTTGGGCATTTTATGATAAGGCTAGTCCGATATGGGATCCAGGTATGGGCCCTAGAAATCCATTTGAACCTGTTGATGAATAATGCCTTTACCAGAAGAATATTATAATATATTAAATCAGGGTGCTCGTCAGGGCGTCACTACATTTCCTAACTTTTCTCCTCCAGGTATAGAGTATCCTACATATGAGGGTTTGATAGCAGAGGAACCAGAACCTGTAGAGAGAGGTACATTTATGGATCTTGCTCAAAGTTTTGGAGCAGGTGGAGTATCTGGACTTACATGGTCTGCTATTGATCTACAAGGTGAGGATTGGGAACAAATGAATACTATGGAAAGAACTGGGTGGATACTTGGTGAAGGTGCATCCCTGTTCTTACCGATAGGGCCATTTGGTTTACTAGGTAGAGGATCAAGAATGGTTGCCAGAGGACTTGGTAATAATTTTATTGATGACCTTGCTAAACAAGCTGGTAAGTTCACTACTAAAGATACAAATGAGATATTAAAAGGTATTAACGCTGCTGCGAAAAAGACTGGTAAGAGTACAGATGAAATAGTATCAGGATTAGATCGGAATGTACAAAGAGGATTGAGAGAAGTAGTTGATGATGATCTTGGAATACGATGGATAAATGAATTAGGAATAGGTGGCACTACTGCAGCAAATGCACAAAAACTACTTACTATGTCTAGTAGCACTGCAGTTAAACAAGCATTCAAAGATGCAGGGCTTCGTGAAATAGCCCAAAGAGATGCAGATCTTATAGCTGGTAGATTTGTAGATGGTCTATCAGATGGAAGGTATGTAAATGATGTTGCTGAATGGGTAGAAAGAGGTATTTCTGGGGGACTACCAGAAGGTGTATCTAAATATCTTGGTATGGCTGCTCAAGATATGTTGATAATGGGTATTCATTCTATTGGTGCTGGAAAGATAGCAGAGCATTTAAGGGGTGAAGCATTTGATACTGAAACAGCATTAAGTCATTCAGCAATGATGTCTCTTGCCTTTCCTGCAATAAGATTTTTTCCAGGTGGCGGTAAAGAAAACCTTGGAAATGGTATAAAAGCCTATTGGAATTCATATAAGGGTACAAATTATCAAAAAATAGCAAAAGAACATGGTGAAGATGTTGTCAGAGGAATGGCAAATATAATGACAAGAGGTTCTTTTAAAGATATAATTAATAAAGGTATGGGTAATCGTACTATAAATATGAGAGATGGTACTCAATATTTAGGTGCTGATGCTGTTGAGAATGCATTATTTGCAAAAAATATACAACATAGAATGCCTATGGAACATGTCTATGAGATATTGGAAAAGTATAAAGGGGCAGTAGGTCAAGAATTAAGAAGTAAATGGGGTAAGAATTATATAATGGACATTGCTGCATCTGCTCCTAGAATGGGATTAGGTGTACTTGCAATGAATCATGGTATGTTCGCTACTGGAATGTTTAATGACATGGAAGGGCCAGAATTAGCATCTCATATCTTTATGTCCGCTATAATGACAAAAGGTAGGGGAGCCTGGGGTAGAGATACCCAACGTACTTATATGGCTGAATTCACCCCATATTTCGAAGCATTGAAGCTATTAGGAACAAAGCCTGATGTCCTTCAACAAAGAATGGCAACTTATACAAGAGATGAAATTGAAGGTACCTTTGGAACATCATTCGCAACTGATCCTGTAGGTCAGCAAATAGAAAAAACATTTGATACTGTACTATCTGACAAAAACAATAGAGCATATAAGGCTGGTGACTTTAGTCCAACCAACCATAAAAAAGTTTCTGAATTTGCAAATGTATATAATATGATAAAAAGAATGCGTAATCCAGAAATGAAACCAGAGGAATTGATAGATCCTAGGTTCATGAATAAGAAAGCACTTGATGAATTATCAAAAAGCATAGATAATATAGAAGTAGAAAACGGTAGAACTATAAAGCAAGTAGGTTGGGAGGGCACACTAGCCGTTCTTTCTGAAAGACCTGCCGATAGAATTGTTGATATATATGGTAAAATGATACAAGAGATGGCAGACTTTGCTGGTATTGAAGCCTCTTATGATCCAGCAATTAAAGGTAGGGATAAGATATTTGGAAAATTAATATCAGGGCCTGACATGATGGAAATGGATGGTATATTTACTTATAATAGAGTTATGCAAAGATTGAATTCTATGAGTAGAGCGGACACTACTGGAGAATATCAAGATCTAAGCACATTAAAAGTAAAAAATATTGATGAACTCAGTTCGGGTTTAAATAGAATAGCAGATAAATGGATGGAGACTATAGATATAGAGTATGGTGGTAAAAGATTGTATAATAGTCCTTGGGATAATGCTTATATGGACTTTATGGGAAGAGCATCTCAAATTGGTGCAAAGAATTTTTTAAGAAAGGTATTGATAGGAGATACATCTGATATAGATGCTGGTAATCTATCAAGATCTATGCTTGCTCTGTTCAATACAACTGATCTTGTTGACGGTAAATCAAAATTCAGGGATTCTATTGATGAGTATTTATTTGAAAAACCGGTTGGGGAAAAAGATGCTGCTAGGCTAAGTGAAGCAAAGGAGACATTAAGACCTTTATTTGAATTAATGAAATCTCATCCTGATAGGGGTAAAACTAAGGATCCTAAAAAACAAGCTACTGAAATAGCTATAGATGAGATAGAAACAGCCGCAGGTTTATTTGCAAAAAGATTTAATTCGCTACCTGAGCAGTATAGAGAGAATTTCTATGCTGAAGGCATGGTAGACCTCGTAGAAACAACTTATGGTTTGGAGAATGCTGATCCAAGAGCAGTTCATGTAGCAAAGAATGTAGCTGCTGAAGGACTTGGATTTCAACACGAAGGGAAAACTCAATTACCAAGTAGAAAATTTGTTTCAGATCTAGCTAGAGATCTTCCACCAACTCAATCATTAGAAGCACAACAAAAGGTCAATGCAGCATTGGATAGGATAAGTAGAATACTTGGGCCTAATGCTGAAAGAGCAGATTATTCTGTAATAGAAACAGGTAGACCAGAATTTGCTGGTCTAACTATAGAAAAAATATTATCAGTTGATAAAGCAATTGGAAATCAAACCGTTAAAGATCTGTTAGAAAATGGAATAAAGGCTACATCTGAAATACAATTTTCAAATAGTAATCTTCAAGAAAAACTTGTAAGTATAAAAACTGCAATGGAGAATGTACAGCATTCATTTGAAACAAACTCATTTAAGCCAAAGCATCTTGATGAGATCGCTGTACAAATAGAAACCCTTATTGATATGGGAGTAAGTAAAGATCAGGTAGCCTCCTTAGAATCAAATCTTAGTACAATAAAGCAATTTATTGCACGTGGTGATATGGCAGAAAACTATGTTAAGGAAAAT